GCAGATGCGCGGCGGCAATAAGTACGGCGACATCTATGCAGAGGGTACCATCTATGCTCCCGGCGCGATGAACAAGCCTATGGGCATGCACCACCATGAAGAGGACATGGAAGAACCGATGGACGAGCAGATGGCCATGCAATGGGTGCGGAAGATGAAGGCGGACAACGGTGCGCCGATGCCCGTGTTCAAACCCGATCAGACTGAGCAGCAGCGAAAGACGTTCTGCCCGGACTGCGAAAAGTGGGAATTTTTCGTAGCCATGAACATGATGTATGCGGACTACTGCGACGCAGGATCCAAGCTCGGCGTGGACAAGCCTGAGTTCTACGCGCGGCTCGCAAAGGGCTTCCTGTGCGACAAGGATGCAGGCGAAGGCAAGCTGCAGAAGTACCTGAAGGTGATTCCGAAATGACGAAATCCGGGGCGTTTGCCCCGGATTGTATTTTGGAATTTGCAGTGGTAGCGAATGCACTCACGTTTGTGGGGGTAGTAGCGGGGGTAGTAGGATGAAATTTTATAATATTTAAGAGTATTTCTTGCTGTATTTGAGGGATAAATAAAACTGTGGGGAGTAGGTGGGGATATACAAAATGCATCAAAAAAGCAAAGAAAAAGACTTGAAAACTGTTATTTTTGAACAATCTTCAAGTCTCTGGCGGAGAAGGAGGGATTTGAACCCTCGCGGCAGTTATCCCACCCTACTCCCTTAGCAGGGCATGGTTTTGGGCCCGAAAACCCCTGCAAATACGGGGTTTTTGAGATTTGTGGGGGTAGTATGGGGGTAGTAGAAATTCATTTTTTACTCCCCAAATTCCGGTTTTTTTGGCCAGTTTTATGCCGCTAAAAATCCGTTTGGGGAGGGTTTGGGGAGAGCTTATTGACGGCCGCAAGGGAGTCGCTGGTGTCGGGATGGATATAGCGCTGAGTGGTTGCGAACTTAGCGTGGCGCATGACCTTCTGAATGATGGACGGCGCGACATCCGTACCCATTGCCAATGCGGTAGCGGTGGTGTGACGGCAGGAATACATGGGCAGATCGCGCAGGCCATATTCTGCAGTGAAATCATGGTAAGCCTCGTAGAATGACCAGCGATCCGTGTACAGGATTTTCTGGTTATCATCGCCTGCGGTATACGTCATAATCCTGCCTATCACAGGCACGATCACATCGGCGATCACGATGGGTGTCTTCTTTCGTACTTCGGTTTTCAAGCCTGCTCCGACGATCTGGCGCTGGTCCAGACGGATCATACCCTTGGTGCAGACGCACAGCTCGCCGGGCATCATGCCGGAATATATCATCAGCAACAGGTATGCGGCGATTACATTGCCATCCTCGTAAGCCGTCCAGATGATCTTCAATTCATCGTTGCTCCATGCGGACTGCTCTTTTTCTTTCAAACTTGGCAGCGTGATATACTTCGACATATTGACCGTGGTCTGCTGATCTGCGATGGCCAGTTCAAACAGATGCGACAACAGGGATTTTATATCGCGGGCTGGATAGAATGTATCCGCCACTTCCGAGACGATATCGCGAAGTTTTACGATGGTAAGCTGGGAAATCTTCATCTTGTGAATATCCGCCAGCTTCTTCCACGCAATTCGGTATGCTGTTTTCTTGGAATCGGACAGCTTTGGCAAATCGGATTTTGCCCACGATTCATAATAGTATTCCAGGGTTCTGGGGGCTACATCGGCATGGTCGCGCAGGCTGATGATATATTCCAATGCATCGCGCTTGGTTGAGAAGCCGCCCTTTCTCCGCTTGATCCTTGAACCATCTGCCCTCCACCCGGCGGTCACTTCCGCGAACCAGCTTTTGCCGCGCTTATAGACGGTACCCTGCCCGTTGCCCCTTCGCCGGGCTGTTTTTTTAATCTCCTGCTTCGTTCCACACCAGTTGCAGAACGCGGAGCCATCCGCGATCTCCACGGAGCATTTGCGGCATAGCACAAAAACCACCACCTTCACCTATTGAAAAGCGGCCGTGAATGTGCTATACTTAGCTTGCAAGCGAAGCAAGGCACCCACAGCCGGCTTCATGAGTTCCTGACCGATGGCAGCGGTCGGGGACTTTTTTATTTAAGCAGGCCAAAACGGAACCAGCCCACATTTGGGATAAACATATCCGCGATAAAGAGCGCGATAATAAACGCGATCAGGATAAAGATCAGCTTATTACGCATCTTGATGCCCTTGTCCCTACGCAGGATCTGAGCGTCCTTGGAATCGGATTGCGCTTGTGCAGCTACTGCAGAGTTGCTTTCCTTGAGCAGGAGCTTGCGCAGCCGGGCCAGCTCCTCCTGATCTGCAAGGCTCTGCTTCAGGACTTCATCCAGCTTGAGCTTTGCCTGATTCGCGCATTCAATATTGCAGATCCCCGGAGGGATGCATTTGAGCACTTCGCGCGGGCGAATTCCGAATTTATTGAACAGGATCCAGAAGGTGCTGCCGCGCGGGTCGGCGATCTGGCCGGCCTTGAGCTTCTTGAGCGTGGGCTCTGACAGGCCCGCATATTCCGCAAGTGCGGTACAGTTGAAAGATTTATATTCCGGATGCGCCATGAGGAAGGCTTTCATATCTTCCGAGGGCGCTTTTTTCAGCTCATTCAGCCGGGCTACGAGGGCTTCATGATCAAACCTGTAGCCGATCAGCGGCTCTGCGCTCTGATGAATCGTGGGATCAAACAGGGTTTCAGGCATTTTTTCCTCCGTTTCTGCCGAAGTGGAGGATATTATTTTATCCGGAGAAAAAGTATAAAGAAATATCCTTTTTTGCCCTGTTTTCGGGCGGAAAGGATATTTCTTTATCCGTTTCGGATATCATAATATCCTTTTTTGGTTGGCCAAATGGTACGAATCGGTATCGAAATGGTACTCAAAGGATAAAACAATATCCTTGTCAATTTTCGGCAGCTGTGCTAAAGTTCAGCCATCGGAACCGGAGCGCACGGCGAGCTGGCTTTCCAGCACGGCCATCATGGTATGCCGGCCCGCTTCATCCAGAGCACGGAAGCCCTTCACAAGGCTGTATTCTTCCGAGGACAGCGGGGCGGAGCTGAGGCCCAGCAGATCGCCGGGCGGACAGTTCAGCGCGATGCACATGACGCGGAAAGCGCTCATCTGCGGCAGGCTATAGCCGAGCTCCCAGTTGGAGATGCGGTTGGGGTCGATCCCCATACGCGCACCGAGTTCCTTCTGAGACAGACCACGGGATTCGCGGATGTACTTCAGACTGCGGCCGAAATCAAATTCTGTTTCGTTGATCATAGGCATCACCCCTTTTTTCAACCATTATATAGCACAAGAAATGCTATTGTCAATGGATATAAGCACACAATGTGCAATTTAACAATATGGTACGACCAATAAAGGAGGAAAAACCAATGGCAAGACACAATTACCCGAAGCGCAAGCGCATGACCCTTGAGGACCGATTCGACACGGACGTGGTGAGCCTGCCGAGGCTGCCGCACATCGACCGCCTGATCGTGGTGCCGCTGAAGACGATCTACCGCAACATAGACGCCGCGCCCTGGGCCACGGAGGTGAAGAAGATAACGAAGTTTGACGACCGCCTGCTGGATATGATTATGGAGCAGCTGGGATGAAGGGCATCGGCGAATACACGGAGCAGCCCGTATGGCTGCCGGACTGCCCGCTGCTTCAGAAAATAATATCGGTGCCGCGCCAGACGATCTACATCAACCTGGCGGCGGCGCCGACCGCAAACATTATTCTGCTGGAGCAGGGGGAGACTGAGTGACGGGCTGCGGGCGCTTGGCTTCCGCCCTGGCTACGGCGAGCACCACGCTCTTGCTGTGGGGATCGAGCGTATCGAAGATCCATACCAGATCCAGCGCTTCCGGGCTGAATGTATCATTGGGTATGGATGATCCGAGCAGAATGCTGGGGCGGACGTTCAGCACACGGCACAGGTCCATTGCAGCTTCAATGGAGATGCCATTCTTTCCGTTTTCCCAGCACGCTATTGCTGTGGGGGTTACCCCGAGTTTTTCAGCCAGTTTCGCCTGACTGAGGCGCGCCTGCTTTCTGCACAAGGCGATGCGCTTTCCGAGGGTTTTGCTCATAAAATCACCACGCTGATTATTCTGCTGGAGCAGGAGGAAACTTAGTGCCCTGCAAGCGAATGGAGATGTATCCCTTGGCAGGGTGATTATAAAACTCAATCAACCTACCATTTGCCGGTAGCAGCTTTTACAAGAAACTCATATATTCCTTCGGATTCACTAGGTGACTCATGAGACGCTTTGTATCCTAGACCAACAGCATCACCAAGACGAGATAATGCATCCTCCGCAAGATCGCGGGAATCATGATCGTTGGGATCATAGAAGAATCCATACATATCCTCGCATGCTCTGGCAGCTTCCGAAAGAGCATAATTCTTTAAGTCCAGTTCCTCTTCCAATCTCTGTATTTCAGCCTTGAGCTCTTCGATTTCGAGTTTTAGATCGTTGATTTCTTCTTTTTGACCGTCAATGAACGAACAACCAGAACATAAGAAACACAAACCAATAATCATTACAAACAGCAAAACCTTACGTGTGGTTTCAGCCATTGTTACCTGCCTCCTGCTCGGAATACTCACGTTTGTAACCGAGTTCTTCATCAGAAAACCTCCTATGTATCTGTGCTGCCCAAATAGTATCATAATTTAGATTCGATTTCAACGTAGAATTAAATTTTTCTTGTAATCCGTATAGACAAATCCTTCATTAGTCGCAAGTCATCATCACCCAGCTGGTCGATAACATCATGAAGGAACTTTCGGATTTCTTCGGTCTCCATTTCACCAGAAGGCTTGTTGACGATCAACACATCTGAAGCCTCTGATTTGTTTGAATCACCGCTTATATCAACAGGCATATCATCGACCAGCTGAATCAAGGAATGGACGGACATCCCCATTCCGGCGGCGATTTTCGCAAGTTTCTGAATTGACACGACGGGTGGTTTCCCGGTGGACGGATTGTTTCGTGAATTAATCATTGACAAGTAAGCACTGGACACACCACATTGTTTTGCAAAAGCACGGTACGAAATGCCATGTTTGGCAACATAGTCGGCTATCAAGTCTTTAAGCAGCATTCAACATCTTCCTCCGCTGTGCGCCAAGGCTACAGGGACGATGATGCAGAGCAGCAACAACACAAGCAGCGCCCGCTTCATACCCCTGCCCCCTTATCACTTCTTCATCCGTATGGTGAAATCCTTAAAGAATTCCAAATCGGAGTCGCTCAGACTGTCTATAACTTCGTGCAGATACTTCCGAATCTCATCTGCCTTCATATCGACGGATTTTCTGCTTACATACAAAACATTGGAAGAAATTAATTCTTTCTTAGGAGAAGGTACGGTTATGTTGTAGGTCTTATAAATTTTCCTGAGCTTTTGTTCCTGCTCTTCCTTGGTAAGAAAATAGCCAATAGGCACGTTGAGGACATCTGCGATCGCCTCCAGGGCTTCATAACTCGGACGACGCGTACCTCTTTCGTAGTTGCTTATGGTTTGCTTGGTTACTCCCAACAGCGAAGCGAGTTCTTCTTGAGATAAGCCTTTTTCGCTTCTGATCTTGGAAATGATTGGCCCAAAGTCTTTCATTTGTCATCACCCGTTTACATGTTATCACGATTTGTGGATTTTGTCAACATTTTGTATAACTTTTGAAATAAACGAGTGTTGACAGATCGAGTAAACAGGTGTATACTAAAGCATGTAAACGACAGTTGACACGGAGGTGAACGAATGGATAGAAAAGCAATCGGAGCCAAACTTCGAAAACTTCGAGGCGATCGCTCCCGTGAAGAGGTTGCAGTTGCGGTAAAGGTTACTGCAAGCGCAATCTGGATGTACGAGGCTGGCCAGCGCGTCCCCAATGACGAGATCAAGGTACGACTTGCCGAATACTACGGCGCATCGGTATACGATATATTTTTTGCAAACAAGTCAACAGAAGTTGACATATCTGCGTGATATGAGAACGAACATGAAGATACACGAGCGCGTGAGAGCCTACATCGATTCGATGGGCCTGAAATATGGGTTTGTTGCAAAGAAGAGCGGAATTGAACCGAAGAAGTTCAGCGCAATCCTCTGCGGCAGACGCAAGCTGTACGCGGACGACGTTGAGAATATCTGCAAGGCACTGAATGTACCGGCTGAAACATTCTACACAGATCCGCAGCAGAGCGCCTGATCGCCCTCTCCCCCACCACGCAGAAAGGAGGCAGCCCATGACTACCCAGGAGATTGAACGCAGCGATCTGGATTTCCTTTACCCGAAGGATGTGGCGGAAATTCTGCACTGTACCCCATACAGCATCAACTGCCAGGCCAAGGCGGACCCGGACAGGCTGGGATTCGCAGTCTGCGTGATGGGGAGCACGGTGCGGATCCCGCGCAAGGCTTTCCTGCACTGGCTGCACTACGGAAAGGCTGCGCCCGCAGCCGAATGACCTGGGCCTCTAGCTCAGAAGGTTAGAGCGGCAGAGGGAGCGAAGCGACTAGGGCCGAGGACATTTATCCGCAGGCCCGTAGCTGCAGCCCGGCGAAACCGAGGATGCAGCCGACATAGCTCATAATCTGCGGGTCCGGGGTTCAAGTCCCCGGAGGCCCACCAACCGCGATTCAGACCGCGGTGTTCCCCCTTATAGAGCTTGAACGCTTGAACGGACGAGCTCGCCCTGCCCGCAGGGCTTGCGGGCAGGGGTCACACAGAAAGAGAAAAGAACGGAGGATACAATCATGGAAGGAAAGAAGCTGCAGAAGATCACGGTGACTTTTGATGATGGAACAGAAAAGACCATCGAGGGCGAGAACATCGTAGCGCTTGCACTGAATGACAAAGGCGATCATGCAGGTGCAGTATCGATTACGCACGGAGAGTTTGGCAATCACGAGGTATGCGCGATCATTAACGCCCTGAGTAAGTTATTCGCGAATCAATGGGATAGATGCGTTGCAATGATGGCGCTGAACGACATGATGCGAAAGCTTTGCGAGGATTCTGAGGGTGAAGCTGATGCGGAAGCACCGCAGCCGGATTCCGAGGAACCCCAGAGCGAAGTGGAGTGAGCTGCTAGCCCGGGCAGCCGGGCTGATACGGGAAGTTGGCAGAGAGGCCGAATGCACCGGTTTGCTAAACCGGAGAGCCTGCAAGGGCTCCGAGGGTTCGAATCCCTCACTTCCCGCCAATTCTCCGCGGACACCCGGAGTATAGCTTGGAGCTATGACAATGTGAAGCGCAGTTCGATTCTGCAAGGTCAGAGGTTCGATTCCCGAGACCGCTGGTGCAATATCATTGTCCGTCAGGGAACAAGTAGGATGGGGTAGGAAGTCCTGAACGATCCCCCTCAAGCGGCACGCTGTAATTGCGGTTGTGACAGTCAATCAAGAGGCCGTTGTCACTGTCTGACAGCTTGGAAAGACACGCACTGCTGGGTCGCCCCCATCCGTAATCAGCCGGACGGAACACAAACCGATAGGAATTGCGACACGACGGAGAGCGACGCCGAACAGCCCATAACGAGAGGGCGCCAGCCGGAGCAAACACACTTCGAGAGGTGGAATCCGGCCAGTATGCCGGAGTAGCTCAGCGGCAGAGCAGCTGATTTGTAACCAGCAGGTCGCGGGTTCGAATCACGCCTTCGGCTCCAACCAAAATGAGGGGGTGGAAAAATGGAAAAACGCACGGAAGACACCATGCAGCAGCGCAAGGAGAATCTGGCCGCTTACATGCGCAGCTACTATCGACGCTATTACGCAGCGAACAAGGAGAAGATCGCCGAGCACCATCGCCGCTACTATGAGGGTCACAAGGAGCAGATCCTCGAACAGCAGAAACGCTACCGCAAGGAAAATAAAGATAAGATCGCCGAGAAGAAGCGCCGATACCGGGAGATCCACGGAGAATTATTTGCCGAGGCTAGTCGCCGCTATCGCGCTGCGAACAAGGAAAAGTGCGCCGAGGCTCAGCGCCGCTATCGGGCGAGACAGAAGCAGAAGAAGCTGGAGGCACAAGCATGTGCCGCAGATTGAAAGAAGCCCGCGTGGCAGCGGGCATGACGCAGGAGAAGATGGCGGCGGCGCTGCATGTCGGCCTGCGCCATTACAAGTACATTCCATAAAACTCGAAAGAGGGATAAGATCATGGCAACGAAGTACGAATTGGAAACCCTGGCAACCCTGCAGCGGCTGGGCCGCGAGGCAGAGAGCAAGAGAAGGACCGCCGAGAAGAACATCGCTGAAATCGAAAAGCGCCTCTCCTACGAGGCCAACCCCGGGCTGACCCTTGCCGGACACGGCATGCTGATGGACAGCCTGTATGCAAACGAATGCGTTTCCCGGAACATGACCGCCGCCATCGGCGCATACGCCCGGGCCGCACTGGAGCTGGGCTGCTGCCGGTATGACGAGTTCCTTGCAATGATCGGGGCTATGGAATACGGAGGTGGAAGATAGTATGTTTGCCTACATACTCTGCTACATCGCAGGCGTGGCCACGCTGATCCTGGGCGTGGTGGTGGGCATCTGCGTGATGATGTATGCCCGGGGCCAGATGCGCGTGAAGCGCCCCCGCGACCAGCGGGAGAACTACCCGCGCGAAGGCAGGTGGGCGACATGACGTTTAAGCCGATTCTGTTCAAAACCGAAATGGTGAAAGCAATCCTTGACGAGCAGAAAACGCAGACGCGAAGGATTATAAAAAAGAAATACAACAACACCGATCTGGAGATGTATACCGACAAGTGCGGGATGCGACTTGTAGAAAGACAGAACGATGCTCCTCCACCAATTCGCACAATAAATCCTGACGGAAGCGTGGTTACTACAAGGGCGCTGGTGGCGATTGAAGAAGTTAAACAACTCTACAGAAGAGGCGATATCCTGTGGGTGCGGGAAACGTGGTGCCAATGCGCAACCATTGACAGTTTCTTTGACGGCATAAATCGTTATGCATACAAGGCAGATTACGAAGATGATGCACTCCCGCCTTGCAAATGGAAACCCTCCATCCACATGCCGAAAGATGCGGCGCGAATCTTCCTGCTGGTTACAGAGGTAAGAGCCGAACGGATACAGGATATCAGCTTTGAGGACATAAAGGCCGAGGGTATTTGGGACGACTACAAAACCACTTCCGAGGAGCACCATGAAAACCTGCAGAGGGCAGCCCATCCGGTGGTATTCAAGGAATTGTGGAACAGCACCATCGAGAAGGCTGACCTGCCGAAATACGGCTGGGAAGCCAATCCGTGGGTATGGGTGATTGAGTTTGAACGATGCGAGAAACCGGAGGAATGGCCTGCGTGAAAAACATGCACAATGTGAAATTGGAATCCCTCGCCACGCGCCTGATCGACGTGGACCGCCGGATCCGCGACAATGCCGGCCAGCTGGCGAAGCTCACGCTGAACAAGGCAGACCGCGGGCAAATTGAGGCCATGGCCGGATTTGTGCGCACGCTGTTTGACCACAGGGAGACCATCCTGCGGGAGATGAAGAAGGCCGGCCTTTCCGAGGCCGACGTATACAACGCGCTGCGAGAGGAAGGAGAGAAGGCACAATATGCACTGGATTCAGAAATGGCGCGATGAATTCGGCATGAGCCACGGCCGCATGGCTATACTTGTGGGCTGCGGATCGAAGCTGCTGGACATGATCGAGCACGGCGCGATCACCCACCCGAACTTTGCAAACCGCATTGCAGATCTTTGCGGCGCCACTGCTGAGCAGCGGGACGGCCTGGTGCACGAAAAGCACCGGGGCAAGTGGAAGCCCAACGAAGGACGCACGGAAAAGCTGCAGGCATACGCAAAAGCCATGGCAGGAGGCCGGAAGCCGCAGCGCACCGCCCGCGCCGGCAGGGCTGTGGTGAAGATCGACCGGGAGGGCAATGTGCTGGAGCGCTATCCCAGCATTGCGGACGCCACCGCTGCCAACGGCAACAAGGAGGGATTTGCCCAGCTGCGCTGCTCGCGGAAAACCGGTCCCACGGTGGATGAATTCTTTCCCTACGGCTACAGCTACCGCTACGCAGCGGACTGGGACATGATGGGCAGGGAACAGCGCCTGGCGGACATCGCCGGCCAGCGGCCACGGCCGCGGGCACTGGGAGAACGGAAGGGCGGCACAGGATTCGATGCGAAGCATTATACGCGGCCTGTGGCGTGCATCGACAGGCAGGGCAATGTGATCGCCCGCTACGATTCCGTGCATGCAGCGGCAAGGGCGCAGGGTAGGGAAGTGAGCACCATACGCCGCCGCTGCAAGGGACAGGGCAAATGGCCGCATGGGGAATTTGCAGCCATGGGCTGCAGTTTCCGCTACGCAGATGAATGGGACAGGCTGACGCCGGAGCAGAGGCGGGCGGAGCTAAAGGGAGGGCACAAGCCCGACTAGGGCGCGAGGACAGCCGCGAAGCGGATCCCGCAGGCCCGTAGCTGCAGCCCGGCATAGTCGAGGATGCAGCTGACAAAGGAGGATAAAAGATGATTACATACATTCACCGTTCCAAACTGGAGCCCCACCCGGATAACCCCCGCAAAGACCTCGGCGACTTATCTGAGCTGGCAGCTTCTATCCAGAAGCAGGGGCTTCTCCAGAACCTGACCGTGGTTCCTTCCCCTGACTTTCCCGACAAGTACCGTATCGTGATCGGCCACCGGCGTTTCAACGCCTCGGCCATTGCCGGTCTGGACGAGCTGCCCTGCATCATCGACGAGAAGATGACCTATCCTGAACAGATCGCCGTCATGATGTCCGAGAACATCCAGCGTAACGATCTGACCATCACAGAAAAGGTCGGCGGTGTTCAGATGATGATGGACCTCGGTATGGATGTCAACGAGATTTCCGGCAATACCGGCATCAGTGATACCACAGTCCGCCGATATGCCAAGATCGGCAAACTCAACAAGGCCGGCATGGCGCAGGCCGAACAGCGCGGTGCCACTCTCATGCAGTTTGCTGAAATCTGCGAGATCGAGGACGAGGAGCTTCGGCAGGAAGCCTTGGAAAAGGCTGGTACTGGCGAATACAACCATGTGATGTACAAGGTTCGCACCGCCCGAGAACGTAGGGATAGATTGCCGCTCATGGTTGAAAAGCTGGATGAATTCGCAGCTGTGCTCGAGAAGGAAGACTACTCCCGTTATACGTGGTGCGACAGCTTCCGCTTTTCAGATTCTGATGTGCTGAAGAAGCTGACGGAATTCAAAAGAAAAAAGGGCACCTCTTACTTTTACATTATCCGCGACTACGACATTGTGGTCTATGAAGAGCGTCCTGCCTACGATGATGCCAAGGAGCAGGCCAAGCGCGAAGCCCAAGAACGCATGAGGGCTCGTGCCAACCATGAGCGCGAAGTTGCTGCCAACTTCAAAGAAATGCGCAGCGACTTCTTCACCGAGATTTCGCTCAAACACCATGAAGACGATGCCCTTCGCTTCGTTGTATGGGTAATGACCCGCAACGCATATCAGTCCTGCCCCATGCGTGGAGGCCTGTTCGATTACAACTTTGTACCCTGCCGGGAGAAAGAACCTGAATCCTACACCGGAAGCATCGTAATCAGCGCCGATGAAATCTGCCAGATTCCCAAGAGGGAATTGCTGTTGGGCGCTGTGATGGCAGCTTATGACCGTATCAGTCAAGATGATATGACCATGATTGACAGGTACAGTGGCAAGCCGAAGGAGCATTCCGAGATTATCCACGGCTTGTACTTCCATATGGAGCGCATGGGATATACCATCAGCGCCGACGAACAGGCGTGGCTTGATGGCACCCATGAATGTTACACATATCCGCACGATGAGGAGTGTGTGTAAATGATAAAAAAGATATATGCATGGCTCACAGAAGGCTGGTCTGCCCGGAGCCGCATCGAAAAGATATTGATGTGGAGCTCGATTCTACTCTCATTCGTCATGTATCCATTGGTGATACAGAGGATCATAGAACTCATAAAGGGGACGATCTGATGGCAAAGAAGGGAAGGCTGTACCCTGCATTCGGGCATGAAATCACCATCGCACAGGCAGCGGAATTCTGCACGGTGGGCGTGCCGGCGCTCAAAGCCCAGATGCCCAAGCTGGGCGGCAGCATGGAGACCGTGCTTGAATATTACGATAAACGATACGGGGGGTAATGGACAGAATGTTTAAATACCTTAACGAACCTGAAGAACAAGCTGTAGACAATGCCATCGACGAAATCACGGGCATCATCTTCGGCGAAGGCGCAACCCTGGTGGAAGATGCACAGTCAGCTGCGGAGGATGAAACCTTCGAAGAAATGCCCGAGGCGCCTGCGCCCTGCGCGATCATGATTGAAGAGCTGCCGCCGAAGCGCCCGGAGGTATTCGTCCGGCTTGAACTGCTGAACAGCGCCATTGACGCCCTGTGCACCGCGTGCGGCAAGCTGGAACTTCTGGATGAATGCAAAATCAATCTGGATTACGCGTTGATTTCCCAGGTACAGCAGCTGGAAGCCCAGCTGCGCAGCGAGCGCGTGCAGGCCTTTGAACACCTGATCGACTGGAATAAAATCGCAGAAGGACATTAAAGGGAGGGGGTATTGCTACGCCGGCAACGGGAAGATCGAAATGGGTGAAATGCCCGTTTTTCAGATTTGACGACGCAATGAAGATTGGTTGCGAAGGGCCGTTTGAAGGGGTGTCTTTGACATTGAGCTTTGCATCCAAAAAGGAAAAGGAAGTACAATGCGACGTTTTTTGCGAGAAAGCATACTGTCGCTGCGAAATCTACCGCTGCATCATGGCGAACAAATACCCGGAAAAGGACGGAAATGGATAAGATTGACCAGATCATTGAAGCCTGCGGCGAAGGCTACATACTGGACATTTTGCAGGAGGAGTGCGCGGAGCTGATCCAGGCCGCCAGCAAGGTAAAGCGCCTGATGAATGGCGAGAAGCAGCTCTCCCCGCTGGAGGTGCGCGCAAACTTTGTGGAGGAGCTGGCGGACGTGCGCCTGATGATCAAGTGCGCCCGCCGCCTGCTCACTCCCCAGGAGGATATCGACATGATCGTGACCGAGACCCGCAAGGAGCGGAGATGGAGGGAGGAAAGGTTGTAGCAATGTACGAATCGCCGATAACTGTATATATCGACAATGCGATTAATGATTTTGGACGCACTCTGGATGCGGAAATCGAAAAAACGGTACACAGGGCTGTTATGCGCGTGGGTATAAGCGTTGACAAGGAGAAACTGCTCCGTGCATTGGCCCATGACAGCGATCAGTACCTCAAAGGATATAGAGATGGTGAAGAAGCTGCCCAGCCCAAGTGGATCAGCGTAGAAGAGAGACTGCCACCTTGCGGAGAAAGAGTGCTTGCTAGTGCTGGTGGGCGAGTTGTGTATGAAGCATACATTGACTGCAACGAACGTTGGAAAAGAGCAAATTCCGATCACGGATTTTTGTTCAAAATAACTCACTGGATGCACTTGCCGAAACCGCCAAAGGAGGAAAACCATGCCTGACATACTGACCCTTGAGCAGCTCAAAGAGCAGCTGGCGCGCAGGACTGCCGTGCTGGAGAAAATGAAGTCCGAGGGCGCGCCGGAGAGCAGCATCCGCGCCCAGGAGAAGAAGATCGAACTGACCGTGAAGCGGATCGGGAGGATGGAGGCGTGAAAATATGACCGTTGACGAATTGATTGGCATGCTCAAGCGTGAACCTGCAGATACGCCGGTTTTTATCGCCTATGGAACCGAGGAAGAAGGTTTTATTGCGTACGATATCGCAAAGCTTCAAACCGGCGTGAAAATGGGCTATGAACCCGTGGTTCCTGAGATCGCGACCATACTGCTGATCCCGAAAATGTAAGCTGAATAATCCACCAAATCACCGAAAAAGAACACCTGTTCGAAATCAAAGACCTGTACAGTGAACACGCTGTGCGGGTCTTTGGCATCGAAGGGCCAAACGAAAGACTACCTATTAAAATGGAATTGGGCGTCCTGCCCTGCATGTGCTTGTACTGCGTATTATTAAGTCAGGCATCTACCCGGAAACATAGGAGGATTACATTGAGAGATACAAGCCGATACGAAATACTCTATGACCTGCCTGCCGGAGAATACAACGAGAAGGCCGTGGGCGGGATCAGCACGCACACGATACGCTCTGGAGAGCTGCTGGAGGTAAAGGCAGCGCCTATCACCCACGTGGACGCGGGAGCGATGCGTGAGAAAAAGCGCAGGGAGAGCGGCGCAGCGCAGCAGGAGATCAACCACAGGGATAGCTGGCAGAAGAAGATGCGGCTGCTGGAGTGTAACTTCGGGGCCGGGGATTACATACTGCACCCCACGTATGCCTACCAGAGCTTTGACTTAGACAGCAGCAACAAGGAGGACGTGCGCCGGGAATGGGAGGAAGCGGGCTGTCCCATGGACGATGACGACGCCAGGAAGAAGATCGCCAATTTCTTTGAGCGGATCAAGCGCAGGATCAAGCGCAGGGGCGGCGATCCGAAGGAATTCAGATACCTGTACGAGATCGAGACCACCTTCGAGCCCCGGCACGAGGAATTCAATCCCCTGCCCGCCCATTACCACTACCACATCGCCATGAGCAGCTGCGGCGTGCTGACGCTGGACGATATCAACGAGCTCTGGCCCTACGGCTATACCAATGCCAAGGGCGTGGACATGCGCTTTGACGGCCTGAAGGGCTTTGCCAAGTACATCACCAAGAAGGAGCGCAAGAAGCGCCGGAGCCGTTCCCTTCGCTGGGCATACAGCAAGAACCTGAAAAAGCCGGAGGAGAACCGCAGCTACCGCCGGATCAGCCGCCGCCGCGCGGCCATGATCGCCAGGGATGTGCAGGCGGACGGGCGGGAAATCCTGGAAAAGATATACCCCGGCTACCGGGTGGAGGAGGTCGAGGTGAAATACTCAGACTTCGTAGCGGGCGCATATATCTACGCCCGGCTGCGCAAAAGGCGGCAATAGCCGACCAGGAGGGAGGCCGCAGGCCGACTAGGGCGCGAGGACAGCCGCGAAGCGGATCCCGCAGGCCCGTAGCTGCGCGCCAACGCAGTTGAGGGCGCAGCCGACACCCGGACTTACATTTTCCGGCTGTAATTTTGTAAACTGCAGCCATGAGCAAGACGATAGATTTTTCCGAGATCAAAACTGCATACATCACCGGGGATGAGAGCTACGCGAAGCTATCCGAGCGCTACGGGGTGAGCAAGAGCCACCTGACCAAAACGGCCACAGCCCAAAAATGGCCGAAGCTAAGGAAGCAATACCGGGAAAAGACGGTAGAGAGAGCGGTGCAGAAGGTCTCCCGCGCGCACGCGAAGAAGCTGGCGACGGTATACGAGGCCAGCGAGCTGCTGGACAAGGCGACCATGAAGCTCTTGAACACACTGGAGGACGAGGGCCTGGACGCGATCATGAAGAACGGCCAGCCGGGCCGGGAGCTGGAGAGCCTGAGCAAGGCGCTTTTGAACGCGGACGAGCTGAAGCGCCGGCTGAACGGCATGCTCATGCCCAGGGACGCAGAGCGGCTGCGCCTGGACAGGGAAAAACTGGAGCTGGATAAAAAGCGGGCCGAGGAAGAGCGGCTGCGCCGCGAGGAAGAGAAGACTGTAAGCAAGGATGTGAATTTCACGATCGAGCCCGAATTGCAGGAGTTTGTGAAATGAACATCGTGATGGGAAGACCGCAGCCCACCCAGGAGAAAGTGCTGAAGCTGGACGTGGAGAACATCGGCTTTGGCGGCGCCCGAGGCGGCGGCAAGAGCTGGATGGTGCGGTTTAAGGCCAAGGGACTGGCTGCCTATTACCCGGGCATACGCATCCTGATCGTGCGCCGCACATACCCGGAGCTGGTGGAGAACCATATCCGCGTACTGCGCAGGGAGACACTGGGGGCTGCAAAGTACAACGAGAGAGACAAGGTGCTGATATTCACCAACGGCAGCCTGATCAAGTTTATGTACTGCGCAAAGGACAAGGATCTGGATGTGCTGCAGGGCCAGGAATACGACGTGATGTTTCTGGATGAGGCAACACAGCTGTCTGAGTACCAGATGAAGGCCATCAAGGCCTGCCTGCGTTCTACGGGCAATTATCCCAAGCGCGTGTACTACACCATGAACCCCGGCGGCCAGGGCCATGCATATATCAAGCGTATTTTCATCGACAGGAAATTCCTGCCCGATGAAGACCCGAAGGATTACGCCTTTGTGCAGAGTATGACCAGGGACAATGACGCGCTGATGGAAAATGACCCAGGCTATATCAAGCGCCTGGAAGCATTGCCGCCGAAACTGCGACTTGCCTGGCTGGACGGCAGATGGGACATCTTCAGCGGCCAGTTTTTCGACAGCTTCCGGGACAACCCCAAGGGTTACCAGACGCGGCAATGGACGCACGTGATCGATCCGTTTCCGATCCCGAGGCACTGGAGCATTGTGCGCGGATTTGACTGGGGCAGCTACCGCCCATTCTCTGTGGGCTGGTACGCGATCAGCGAGAAGAACGAGAACGGCGACTGCACCATATACCGCATCCATGAGCTCTACGGCTGCACAGACACGCCCAATGAAGGCGTGAAATGGACGGACGACAGGATATTTTCCGAGGTGGCCGCCATCGAGCGCACCCATCCGCTGCTCAGGGGCAAGCAGATCACCGGCGTGGCGGACCCGGCTATATGGGACGGCAGCCGCGGTGTGAGCACGGCGGAGACGGCAACGAAGTACGGCATATACTTCACACCCGGCGACCATGCCAGAATTGCAGGCTGGGCGCAATGCCGGCTGCGGCTGAACTTTGACAGCGAGGGCTACCCGCTGTTTTACACGTTCAATACCTGCCCGCATTTCATACGCACGATACCGATACTGGCGCATGACGAGCACAAGGTGGAGGACCTGGACAGCGACGGCGAGGACCATATCGCGGACGAATGGCGCTATGTATGCATGAGCAGGCCGGTGACAACGCCGCTGGATCCTGCGCAGCAGCCTGAACCCATCGATCCGCTCAGCGAGAACAAACCGAAGAGAAAGAAGGGATACTATTGGATCTGAGAAACGACCCTGTGAAGCGCAGAAAGCCCGGTGAGCCTTTGGCGGGAAACGAACTCCGGCCATCCCCTGAGACCGTTGAAAAGACAGAGAACCAGCCGGTTCAGGATAGCGCTCCATCGCCTGCGCATCGGCGCATTGGTGAGGCGGAGATCAGGAAGGCCATGAACACGCTCAACCGCTACAAGGAGGGCAAGAGCCGCCTTGAAAACCGCCTGAAGGAATCAGAGCAGTGGTGGAAGCTGCGCCATTGGGAGTGGATGGAGGTCAAGGGCAACCCCATGAATCCGAGGTATCCCAGCGCATGGCTCTTTAATACCCTGATGAACAAGCATGCGGATGCGATCGCAAGCTACCCCCAGCCGAACATCCTTCCGAGGGAGGAAGCGGATAAACAGACGGCAGCGACGCTGAGCGCCGTTGTGCCGCTGGTGCTGGAGCAGAACGACTTCGAGGAAACTTATTCGGATGCAGCCTGGAACAAACTCAAGCAGGGCACGAGCATATACGGCGTATTCTGGGACGGATCGAAGCTGGGCGGCCTGGGCGATATCGCAGTGCGGGACATAGACCCCATGAACCTGTTCTGGGAGCCCGGAATCACGGACATCCAGGAATCCGCAAACGTTTTCCACGTGGAGCTTGCGGACCGTGACGCGCTGATCCAGCACTACCCGCAGCTGGAAGGAAAACTCAACGGCACGGAATTCAACCTGAACGAGTACATCTACGACGATACCGTGCGCAATGAAGACAAGGTGGCCGTGGTGGACTGGTATTACCACACCTACTACAACGGTGAAAAAAAGCTGCACTACGCAAAATTCGTGGGCATGAACCTGCTCTACGCCAGCGAGAACGACACGCAGCGCCCGACGCAGATGCAGCCGGTGCAGATCGGCACGGACATTGCGACGGGCATGCCGGTGACGGCCATGCAGGAAGGGCCTGTGGGGAAATCCGTAGCCGAGACGGGCTGGTACGCCCACGGAGAATACCCATTCGTGTTCGACCGGCTGTTCCCGGTAAAGGGCAGCCCCTTTGGCTTTGGATACATTGACGTGTGCAAGCACGCCCAGGAGCAGATCGACGTATTGAATCAGGCGCTCACCATGAACGCACTGATGAACGCGATGCCGCGCTACCTGAAGCGCGACGACGCCAACGTGAACGAAAGGCAGTTTGCCGACTGGACGCAGCCCTTTGTGAACGTGAGCGGCAGCCTGGACGATATGGCCATACGGCCCATTGATCCGCCGAACCTGGACGGCAACGTAATCAACGTAATCAACAACAAGATTGCAGAGATGAAGGAGACCAGCGGCAACACCGACGCCAGCAACGGCGTGACAAACGGCGTGACCAGCGCCAGCGGCATTGCTGCCCAGCAGCAGGCCAGCGGCAAGACCAGCCGCGCCAGTAACATGAGCGCCTACCGCGCATTTTCCAGGGTGATCAACCAGGTGATCGAGCTGATCCGCCAGTTCTATGACGCACCGCGCATGTTCCGTATTGTGGGCGAGATGGGCCAGGAGGAATTCGTGTCCTTTGATAACCGGGGATTGCAGCCCCAGATGCAGGACAGCGACTTCGGCGTGGACATGGGCCTGCGAAAGCCCATATTCGACATCAAGATCAGCGCCCAGTCGAAGAACGTGTACACCCAGAACGCGCAGAACGAGATGGCCACGGCGCTCTACGGCATGGGTGCATTCAACCCCCAGATGACCGACCAGAGCCTGATGCTGCTGGACATGATGGACTTCGACGGCAAGGAGGAGATCATGGCGAAGGTGAGTCGCATGGGCACCATCTACCAGATGTACGCCCAGATGAGCCAGATCGCAATGGGCCTTGCGCAAAAGTACGACCCTGCTGCACTGGAAGCGCTGGCGCAGATCGTGATGCAGCATGGAGGCGGTGCGGCGATGCCGGCGGCATTCCCTGTATCGGCGCCCGAGGGCGACACTGCCGCGGATGTGCAGGCGGACCCGAAGACCCAGGGCAAGGAAATCGCCCAGGTGCGCAGGGCACGCGAGAACGCAGACAGCGCCGCGAGGGTGCAGGGGTGATAAAGGTAACGTATTACCGGGATGATATGCGGCTGTTTTTGAGTGGACATGCCGGATACGCGCCATTGGGAGAGGATATTGTTTGCGCGGGTATATCCTCCCTTGCATGCACACTTGGTATGCATACAGGTGTGAAAACGATTCAAACTGAAAGTCAACTTTTGCTGGTAGCGCGTGAAAATGTAAAAGAAAACATCCGGGATTTGTTTGATTTAATCGTGAATGGGATGCGGGAAATAGCCAAGAAGTACCCGGATTGCGTACACGTTAAAACGTTCTGACTTGCAGGACTGCAACCGGGCTAGCATTTTGCAAAGCAAATCTTTTATGATCTGGACGCGAGGGAGGGCGTAAACCCGACTAGGGTGTAGGGGTGAGACCCGGACTTACATTGAACGGCAAGAATGGTTTAATATGACTGCATAAGGATCGCCCACTTTGACGGGCAGAAAGGGGAAACCCATGGAAGAGACCAGGATCAATCTCCAGCTTTTTGCTGAGGGCGCAGGCGGCGAAGGCGCCGCGGGCGCAGAAGGCAGCGGCCAGGCAGCGGCTGCGGGCATGGAGGCAAAGGCAGAAAGAGGCTCCTTCGCCAGGGGCAGGCGCAGAGAAGAACCTGCAAACATCGTGTATGGCTTGCAGGATAAACCGCAGGTCGCGCCGGCGGGACAGACGGAAGCTGCCGAACAGACGGAGGGCACGGAAGGAAATCAGGCCGAGGACTTTGAGAGTCTGATTAACGGCAGGTTCAAGCAGGACTTCCAGGACCGGGTACACGGCATCGTGCAGGACAGGCTCAAGACCACCCGCGAGCGCGAAAGCCAGGTGAATCCCATTCTGGAGCTGCTGGCGGACCGCTACGGCATGGACGCCGGTGACCTGGGTAAGCTGGACCTGAACGCGCTTCGGGAGAAGATACTGAGCGACACCAGCCAGTATGAGCAGGAAGCGGCGGACAAAGGCCTGCCGGTTGAGGTAGTAGCTGACCTTCATAAGCTGCAGCACATCGAGAACACGAAGGCGCGCGAGCAGCAGCGCCAGGAGATGCAGCAGCGCTTCATGGCGCAGCAGCAGCAGATTCAGGATCATTACCGGGGCCTGCAGCGGCAGGCGGAAGAGGTAAAAAAGCTGTATCCGGGCTTCAACCTGGACGAAGAGCTGAAGAACAAGACCTTCCTGGAGATGACCAGGCCGGGCAGCGGCGTGGATGTACTTGCCGCCTACAGGGCGGTACACCATGACCAGCTGGCGGGTGCAGAGATGAAATTTGCTGCAGAGAAGGCGGCGCAGCGCGTGTCTGCGAGCGTGGCCGCAAACGGGAGACGTCCCGCGGAAAACGGCCTGCGCGGAAGCACGGCGACCATCAATAAGACCGACCCCTCCACATTCACCCCGGAAGATTTCAAAAGAATCAACAAGGAAGTGCGGGGAGGAGCAAAGATCAGATTCTAACGTAGCTCCTCTTCCGCGAGATGGGAGGAGAACATGAGCGAAAAATTCAAGATGAATCTGCAGTTGTTTGCGGATGCGGGCACCTTGGTGAACACCACCCAGAACTATGTAAACTCCTATACAGGTGATGCACAGGAGTTTGACGAGACCTTCACCCTGAGCCCCACCATGAAGGTTTTCTACGACAAGAACCTTCTGAACAACGCCCGCCCGAAGCTGCACCACGTGCAGCTGGGCCGAAAGGATACCCTGCCGGCAGGCAACGGCAAGACCAAGGAATGGCGCAGGATCGAGCGCCTGCCTAAGGCTGACGTGCTGGTGGAAGGCGTAATCCCTCCGGGCAAGAAGATGACCATGTACGCCATGACCAGCAGCGTGACCTATCACGGCATGTACGTGGCCATTTCCGACGAGCTGGAGCGCCATGCCGTGGATAACATCCTGCTGGCAGCCAGTGACGAACTGGGCGCATCTGCGAGCATTTCCGCAGATACCCTGGTGCGCGACGAGCTGATGACCGGCACCAACGTAATGTTCTGCGACACCGTGGACGAAGACGGCAAGAAGACTCAGCCGACCAGCTGGGCGGAGATGAGCGATGACAACAACCGGCTGACCGCCGACATGATTAACAAGGCGCAGGTGCTCCTGAAGAAGAAGAACGCGCCGGAGTATGACGGCGGCGGCTTCATGGCCCTGATCCATCCGAGCCTGAGCTACGATATCCGACAGTCCAAGGGCTGGCTGGAACCCCATCAGTATGCAGCCCCGAACGAGATCTTCGAGGGCGAGATCGGCAAGATTCACGGCGTGCGCTTCGTGGAAAGCTCCGAGGCCAAGATCACCAAGCGAACCCTTTCCGGCGGCGAAGGCCTGGTATACTCCACCTTCATCATGGGCAAGGACGCATACGCGGTTATCGACCCCGAAAGCGGCGGCCTGCGCATGATCGTGAAGGGCAAGGGCGAGATCGGCGGCCCCCTTGAGCAGTTCTCCACTGCGGGCTACAAATTCGGCATTGCAGCCAAGATTCTCTATCCGGACCGCATCGTGCGCCTGGAGAGCTGCAGCGAGCTGGCATACCAGGACAACGAGAATTAAGCAGCATGAACCCTGCGCATGACGCAGGACAATAAAGGAAAAGCAGCCGCTGCGGGGAAACATGCGGCGGCTGCGGAAAGGAGCCGAAGAAATGGCGAAGACTGTGACTGAAGAGGTCATGTCCCAGGCGGCACCCAAGACCAACCCTATGGAAGAGATGGTGGAAGTATTCGTACCGCGCATGCACGGCGAGGACCCGAACGTGTACGTGTGCGTAAACGGCAGGGATTATCTCTTTGCTCGCGGCAAGCGTGCGATGGTACCCAAACCCGTTGCGGCGATCATTGAAGATTCGCAGGCAGCCAGGGAGCGGATGTTTGACCATCTGGAGAACCTGGAAGAAACGAACAATCAGGTGCTCGGCTATATGTAAGCCGGAGAACCCACGGCCGGGCGGGCAAGCCCGGCCGTTTTTTGATAAAGGGGGGTGTAAGAAATGACCATTGCAGATGTAATTAACCGGGTGAATGCATTGAAACCAAGCGGATTTACTCAAAAACAGAAGATCGAATGGCTGGAGAACATCGAGGGCCAAATCTATTGGGAGATCGTGGTACCGAACGAAAACCCGAAGGGAATCAAATTTGACGGCTTCCCTTCGGACGTGGACACCGCGCATGAGCTGATCGCACCCAAGCCCTACGACGAGGTATATGTACTCTACCTCCAGGCACAGATCGACCTGGGCAACCAGGAAACGCAGAAGTACAACAACAGCATGACGCTGTTCAATAGCGCATATTCGGCGCTGCGCAGCTGGTGGAAGCGCACGCACATGCCGGTATCGGCGGTGACGCACTTCAACTTTGGATGAGGAGGTGAATGACTTGGCACTGCTTCCGGAACTGACGGCGAGTTACGCTTATCGCATCATGACCGACACCTTCTACGGCTATGACCACAACCTTCGGATCCCCGAGGGTGCGTGGAACGACGAAACGAACCTGAGCAGCAACCACTTCCCCCTATTCTCCCCTCGCGGCAGACGCGGCGTATATGCGCAACTGGAGAATCCGCAGGGACTGCTGGGCCGCGATGCGCTGGCCTATGTGGACGGGGAAACGCTCTACTACAACGGGCAGGCGGTGGAGGGCATCACACTGTCCACGGAGGAAGAGAAAAGCCCCAAGCAGATGGTGAGCATGGGCGCATACCTGATCGTATTCCCGGACGGTGTATATGTGAACACCCAGGACCTGACCGACCACGGCAGCCTGGGCGCGAAATACGAGCAGGAGAGCATTGAGATCAGCCTGCAGCCCTGCAAGATCGATGGAACGGAGTATGACCTGAGCAAGGCCACGGTATCGGATACCGCGCCGAAGAGTCCGGTAAACGGCCAGTATTGGATCGACTCCAGCGGCGAGAAGCACGTGCTGAAGCAGTACAGCGAATCCAGTGAGATGTGGGTGGATATCCCCACGGTCTACGTGAAGATCGGCGCAGTGGGCATCGGAAAGGACTTCAACCAGCTGGACGGCGTGCACATTTCGGGGCTTGCCTACACCGGCACCAGTGAATCCATGAAGACGCAGGTGGAGGAGCTGAACGCGGACAACACCATCCGTGCGCTGGGCGACGACTATATCATCGTGGTCGGCCTGATCGACCAGGCATACAGCTACACCGGCTCCATCACAGTGGAGCGCAAGGTGCCCGTGATGGACTATGTGTGTGAGCTGGACAACCGCCTGTGGGGCTGCCGATACGGCCTGCAGGACGGTGTGCCCGTGAACGAAATCTACGCCTCTGCGCTGGGCGATGCGAAGGTGTGGAAGCGGTTTGCCGGCGAGGCCGGAGACAGCTATGTGGTGGATGTGGGTTCGGATGGACCGTTTACCGGGATGATTTCGTTCCGGGGCTTTGTGCTCGCCTGGAAGGAGGACTGCGTTCACAAGATTTACGGCACGCAGCCGAGTAATTTCAAGCTGACCACAACCGTATGCCGAGGCGTGCAGCTGGGAAGTGAGCGCAGCATGACGATAGTGAACGAAAACCTGTACTACAAGAGCAGGACGGATGTGTGTGCATACGACGGATACACGCCCGTGAGCATTTCGGACGCGATGGCAGGGCAGGTGTACTCCAACGCCCGCGCCGGTGCGATGGGCAGCAAATACTACATCAACATGCAGGATGTGATTGGCGGCTGGCACCTGTTCGTATACGACACGGAACGCGGCTTCTGGCACCGGGAAGACGATGTATGCGCACTGATGTTCTCAAGGTACAAGGACGATCTTCTGTACATCGACGAGACTACCCGCTGCATCATGAGCGCATCCGGCAAGAACGGAGATCTGGAGGGCCCTGTGCGCTGGGAGGCTACTTCCGGCATCATCGGCTATGAATACCCGGACAGCAAATACCTGAGCCGCTTCAACCTGCGGGTGCGCATGGAGCACGGCAGCTGGTGCGAGATCTACGTGCAGTACGACTCCGACGGCGAGTGGATCAAGCAGGGCGATATGATGGGCACCAGCACCCAGAGCTTTACTGTGCCGGTGATCCCGAGGCGCTGCGACCACATGCAGATCAGGATCCGGGGCGAGGGCGACGTGAAGATCTATTCCATCGCCAAGATACTGGAGGTGGGATCGGATGCCTAATAAATTCAATTTTGTAGTGCCCCCGATGGCGCGCGGTACGGTGGACGAGCGGCTGAACCAGATACAGAGCTGGCTGGGACAGTTTACGGAGCAGCTGAATGTGGCCTTTGATGGCGGCGATGACGAGGCGAAGGCTGCTGCCACGGGCGTGACCCAGACGCAGCTGGATAACTTCGCCAGCCAGAGGGAGGGCCTGAACCAGCTGATTGTGCGCACGGCGGCGCAGCTGCGCAGCGAGATGAAAGCGGCTGCTCCGAGGCGCGGCACGGTGCAGGCGGTAAGCCTTGCAAGCGGCGCTTATCAGGATGTGCAGGTAAGCTTCGG